CTTCCACAAGAGTACGCTCAAAGTCGTCGGGAACAAGATATCCACCTTCGGTGTCCTCTCCAATCTGCAGCGCGTTGTGTACGTCATATTTGCGCCTGCCGCGCATCATGTTCCAGAAAGACTGCCTATACTCATCGCTGGCACGTCCGGTTTTTTCATTGTTGCCAGATATGGAAGTAGGTTTGTCTGTAATAGGGATATTCAACGGTTTTGACAGTTCCAAATCTATGGCAGCCTGACGCTCAAGCCGTTCTATTTCTTTACCCAGTGCAATAACGTCGGCTTCCATTTTTTCATAAGTCGCGGTGTCCTCCGGTGAAAGCAGTCCGTCGTTCCCGCGTTTGCTGTCGAGGAAAGCCTTAGCAGCTTCCCATACTTTAGCGCGTTTTTCACGCAGTTCCAGTATTTTGCTCATAATTAAATCCTCCTTACGGTTTTAATAAAAAAAGCCGCTTTTCAAGCGACTCAATTGGGGTTCCTTTTGATTTTTCTTTGGGTTTAAGCTTTTGCAGGATGGAATTTGTGACTGCCTGCCTGCTGAAGATCATTCCTCCTGATACTTCAAATTCGGATGGGAATGATTCATCCTCCATAAACAGGATGCCATCGGCAAAGCCAAGTTCTACCGCTTTTCTTGCGTTAAACCAGCTTTCCGCATCCATAAGGTGCGATATTTTTGCCCGGGAAAGTCCGGTTTTCAGTTCATAAGCGTTGATTATGGATTCCTTTATTTCCTCCAGCATTGCGATGGCTTTTTCCATTTCCTCTGTATCGCCTATGGCTATTGTCATTGGGTTGTGAATCATCATCATGCTGACAGGTGACATAAAGACGTCGCCTCCGGCCATGGCTATGACCGAAGCGGCGCTGGCCGCAATACCGTCAATCTTTACGGTTACTTTGCCTTTGTAATCCATCAGCATGTTGTAAATTTGATTGGCTGCAAATATATCGCCGCCCGGGCTGTTGATCCAGATCGTTATATCTCCCTCTCCAGACAATAGCTCTGATTTGAACTGTTTGGGTGTTACTTCATCTCCAAGCCAGCTTTCTTCGGCTATTGGTCCGTCAATATATAATGTCCGGCTGCCATCATCGTTTTGTATCCAGTTCCAGAAGCGGCGAACCGGTTTTGGTTTTTGTAATTTGTTCATTTTTTGATCCCTCCGTTTCAGCATTGGTTTTACCTGCAAATGCACCTGCATCAGCAAGCTTGGTCATATTACCGTTGACAAGATACAGATCACCGCCCAACTCCGCTGGGATTCGGTTCATGTCCTCAAGCTCGCGGATATCGTTCGCGCTCATCCAGCCGTTCTGGCGAGCTACAGCATAGCCGTTCATGCGGCTTGCATAATCACCGCGCAGAAGGCCATCTACATTGAATTTGACAAAGTATGTCCGCTTCTCTGACGGTAAAAGCAGCGCTTTTTGGAGAGCCTGTTCCCAGCGCACCACCCACGGGTCAAGCGTGTATTTGACAAATTCCAGAGACTGCTGCTCGATGTTTGAAAAGCTTGACTTTTCGAGATCTCCAACCATATGGGGAGGTACTCGGAATATCCTGGCAATTTCATTTATCTGGAACTTTCTTGTCTCCAAAAACTGTGCCTGTTCAGGTGGAATGCCGATTGGCTGAAACTTCATACCCTCTTCCAGAACTGCAATGCGGTGAGCATTGGCACTTCCTTGATAGACAGCGTTCCAGCTTTCACGTACCTTTGCCGGATCCTTTAATACGCCGGGATGTTCCAGAACACCACCCGGATTTGCACCGTTGGCAAAAAAGGATGCACCGTACTCCTCACAGGCAATAGCCATGCCTATGGCGTTTTTGGCCATTGCAATAGGGGAGTATCCAATCAGCCCGTCAAAACCTAGTCCTGGGATGTGAAGTACTTCGTCACTTCGCAGGTATATAAGGCCTGCTTTTGGATTTGCCCTGCTCTCATCGCTGTCGCGTCGATAAGTGTAATACAGCTCTCCGTTTGGAGCCCTGTCTACCGTCATTTTGTTTGGCAAAAGGGGATAAAGTGCCATCACTCGTCCAGAACTGTCCCTGATAATCTGAGCGTAAGCATTTCCCCATAAAAGAAGATGACTCATCAGTGTTTCTCGGAACACGAATGAAGTCATCTCAGGATTTGGCTCATCATGGAGCAGGTAATACAGCGGATGGGTCAGCGCTTTTTCTTTTCCACCATCTTCCTTGTACCGGTATACATGAAGCGGAAGCCCGGCAATTGCTTCTGCAAGTATCCTTACACAGGCATACACTGCCGTTGTCTGCATGGCCGTCCGCTCATTGACAGTCTTTCCGCTGGATGTGCCGCCGAAGAAAAAGCTGTATGCATTGCCGAACAGGCTGTTTTTCGGCTTGTCCCTTGCTTTGAACAGGCGGGAAAAGATTTTCATGGGCATCACTCTCCGATAATACTTTTTATAAATAACTCATTGACATCTAATTTTACATATGTTATATTACATATGTAAAATTAACTACCTGAAAGGGGATTTGTATAATGAAAGCTACTTTTAATGATTTTCTCAAGGAAAATCCTAATTGCTCGAAATTTGCCAATAATCCTGATGCAATTGCCATTTTCAACATTCTCTCGAAAGAAGAAAACATAATTGCTATGATAGATGCTTCAAATGCAGGCAAGCCAGCATTATCAGCTTGTGTCAGCGAAGTCGAGAGCTTTTTTGATAATAGCAATAACCCCACCATAGACTTAAGGGACGGTTTCACAAGAACTGTCATCGGTCGTATGGTAAAGTCGATTCTTGCACCATTTGGTTATGAGCCTAGCGTTCAAAAAGACTTACCGAAGGCTACACCCGCTAAATACTTTACTTCAGCATCCTGTTATGAAAAAACCGGTACGGCTTCAATGCGGATTGTTCGAACTATAGAAGAAATTTAGAGTATTAAAAGCCCACGCTCATCATAGACTGAACCGATATTCTCTCCTCCATGCCTTAACGCGCGGTCAAGCGCCATAATTAACGCTACCGCACCATCTATTCTCTCGGTGGACTTTTCTTTATCTGGCTTAATGTTTCCGGCGGGATCGGTTTTGACATAGATATTGTCCATCATCCAGCGCAGTACTGGATTGCCACCATGGGCGATGCGCTCTTCCAATGTCAGCTTCATCAACTCTTTTGTAGGCGGTGACATATCCTTGAAACCCTGACCGAAGGGAACAACTGTAAAGCCCAAAGCCTCGAGGTTTTGCGTCATCTGAATTGCGCCCCAGCGGTCAAAGGCTATTTCCTTAATGTTATATTTCATTCCGAGCTCCTCAATAAAGGTTTCGATAAAGCCGTAATGCACCACGTTACCCTCGGTGGTATATAAAAAGCCCTGTCGCTCCCAGGCATCATAAGGTACGTGATCCCTCCGCACACGCTGATCGATATTCTCCTCCGGTATCCAGAAAAAAGGCAGTATCTGATATTTGTCCGATTCATCAAGCGGCGGAAACACCAGTACAAAGGCTGTAATATCGGTAGTAGATGACAGGTCAAGTCCGCCGTAACAGGTTCTGCCGCGCAATTTTTCCGCATCAACAGGAAATGCACACTTATCCCATTTATCCATTGGCATCCAGCGCACCGATTGCTTCACCCACTGATTTAAGCGGAGCTGACGGAATAAATTTTCCTCTGCGGGGTTTTGCTTGGCATTTTCACAAGCCACCCTCAGTTTTTCGATGTCAACTGTTATGCCTAGTGACGGATTAACCTTTCTCCATACCTTTTCACTTGTCCAGTCGTCGGTATCGGCTGCGCTGTAGATAACAGGGTAGAAAGTCGGGTCTATCTTGCGTCCCTGCAAAATATCCTCTGCCTTTTGATGCACTTCCCAGCAGATTGAATTGCGGTCGGTGCCAGCAGTTGTAATCAGGAAAAACAACGGCTGCTTTCTTGCATCGCCAGATCCATGTAGCATTACATCATAAAGATCCCGGTTTGGCTGGGCATGAAGTTCGTCAAATACCACACCATGGACGTTTAGCCCATGTTTCGTATATGCCTCCGCTGAAAGCACCTGATAAAAACTGCCTAACGGTTTATATACCAGCCGCTTCTGCGACAGCATTGGTTTAATTCGAGACTTTAATGCCGGACACTGTTCCACCATATCTACCGCAACGTCGAAAACGATGGATGCCTGCTGACGGTCAGATGCACATCCGTAAACCTCGCCACCATGCTCGAAATCACCGCAGGTAAGGTATAAAGCGATTGCCGCTGCAAGCTCGCTCTTACCCTGCTTTTTTGGGATTTCTATATAGGCAGTGTTAAACTGCCGGTATCCGTTAGGTTTCAAGATTCCGAATATATCCCGGACAATTTGTTCCTGCCAGTCAATGAGTTCAAAAGGCATCCCATACCATTCGCCCTTGGTATGCTTCAAGCAGTTTATAAAAGTAACAGCGGCATCCGCCGCTTCCTTGTCGTACCGAGAACCTTCCGCCATAAACTTTGTTGGTTTATACCGTTTTAACTTCCGCAGCTTTGCCGCCTCCTTTCCTAAAATTGAGCAAGAAAAAAGGAACCTCAGGGATGAAGTTCCTCTCGTTAGTGGATTTATATGAAGCTTGTTACGTTATTACCGTTATCGTTTGCCTGTCAGGATAAACTCGGCATATTCTTTCTTGTGTTCATTAAGAAATACCACCAATTCATAAAAGCCCTTTTTGAATGCCACCTCCTGCACTCTTGGCAAGTCAAACATATTGCATGCACCGCTGTCCCGTATGGTAATAATCTGCAGATAAACCTTATCAGTTATCAGATTTTCGTTTCCCATGTCCTACACCTCAGACTTCGCTGTCTGTGATACTGAATCGCGTACCGCTTTATTGAGAACTGAAATATCAAAACCCGCGTCTATATATCCCTGACGAATCACCTCGTAATAGTAACGGCTCGGTGCTCCCAGTGGTCTGCCTTCATTCATGATATACACCATTGCGGACACCCACTGTCCTTTGAAACGCACCTTAACCGTTTCTTTCCGGTATAGATGCGGATAGCCTTCATATCGGTCCAGCGCTTCCTCATCATAAGGTGTAATTCTCCAAAGCAGTACCGGTACACTTTCACTTTTTTGTTTTTCTATTGTCGCTACTGCACCGCCATTCCATCCTCTGAATAACAGCCGGTATCCTGTGAGTTTTGCACTCCCCAGCACTTTTGCCGTTGGGCAGCGGTATGCCATCTGCCTTAAATTCAGATTGCTTCCGTATGCTAAATATATGGTTCCTTTTTCTTTGCTCATCGTATCATCCTCCTTGTGCTTACCAAGGCAGGGGCGGCTCTCCGCCCCCAACGCTTGTCTATCTATGCTGCCCGAAACCGCCATGCTGCGTTGCCATCAAGATGTTTGCAAAGGTGCTCCCGGCAGTTTTTGAACTCGTCGCCGATAAGCCCTATGCGGTTGAGGTATGTCCGCATGGCAAACTTCTCGTTTTCAACCTGTGGCTTCTTGCTGGAAGCGCATTTTTGGGTTAAGGCTTGATGGTTTAGGGCTAATGCAAGCACTATGTAGCTTCTGATTTTTCCCGCATGAAGTTCGCTGTTAAAGCCTCGAAGCTCAATCGTCCCGTTGCCGTTAAAAAAGCTGTGCAGGTTCAAAAAATGGTACCTGCTATTGTGGTAATGGGTGCTTCGGCTTTCGCTGTAACCTTCGTACCATATACTTTCAATCGCCGCCATGGTTTTGGGCTTACGCCGGTTCATCTTCTCAACCAGTGCTGCATCCATCTTTTTGCAAAACCGCATCCTGTCCGGTGCAATCTGCAATGCCTTATAGAAAAGGTCATTCTTACTGGCGATAATGTTGATAAAATTACGAATGCTTCGCGGCGTGTGGTTTGCCCCGTCTATATGGATATGAATTCCACAGCTTGTGTTTGCAAAACCTCCAGCCTTGCGAAGCCTCCTTATCAACTCCTGCAGGGTTTCAATATCTTCGCGGTATGTCAGTATCGGACTTACCAACTCGACACTATATTCCCGGCCTGCCGCTACAATCCGGCCGCTTTCCTTTTTCTGAGTCCGGATGCTCCCGTCGCTCATGAATTTCCATATCCGTCCATCCGGTGCT